TATAATTTGTTATATACGCCATTATACTTCTTTTTGATCTTCAATAGCTTCTTCCTGCATTCCGTACTGTGTTACCGCCTGCTCCCTGATATTCATCCCTGCCATCTGCAATATCTTATTTACCAGCGTAGGCATATCCGATGAGGGAAGCTCAAAGTCCTGATAGTCTGCTGCCGACTGATTGAATACCGGAGACCCTGCCACGGTAGTATATGTCCACTTGGGGCTGAGGGGATACCTCACATAAAGTACTGTTATACCACTCGTTATAGTATCTGGATATACTGTTATAGTGTTCCCTATTGCCGAGGCAGTGGCGCCATTCTGATGGTAAGCGGGATATGTTGTTGTTGGTGTAGTTAGATTTGACGCCGTTAAGGCTAAGAGTTTATTCTGTGATACGCGCTCTACATCGATGCTGTTATATTTCACTGACGTCAGTGTATACCAATCTGTTGGTAGCGTGAAGACATTAAGTGCATTAGCTAATGCCGCCGACTCCAGGCTGAACATATCTATTACCTCTTCTGTTTGTTTTGGGATATCGCTGTATCCGGTGTTATATTTCCTGTTATTCATCAGGACCACAGACTGGCTGTAGTCATAAAAATACTCTTCAAATAGCTCCACTTGGGCTTGACGGGCAAATAGGTTAAATTCTTCGGGAGTGACGTAGCCGTTATTATCTTTATTCAAAACCGCCATCACTGTATTTCTTACCTCATTAATCATACTGAATGAATTTATTACAAAGATAACAAAAAAAAAGAGCACCTTTTAGAGTGCTCTCCTTAGTCATTGATAATAGTAACTACTAAGCGTTTACTATAGACACCATTACATACGATGTCATATCATGGTCGTAATAAGGATTTGTCCATGAAGTCTGTAAAGCCGCTTTTACTGCATCCTGTAAACCTAACATAACTTCCATCCCATCAGTTGCCTCCGTGGTAATAGTGGTAAGAGTGCCATCAGTATAATAAATGCCGTTTGTGCTGCCATCGCCTGCAATCCGAGCGATTGTTTTGATGCCCTCAATAGCAACTATTTGGGAGCCTGAAAAGGCTGCTGCTGTATTTCCTGTGATTCTTAAAAACTTTTGCATAATAAAAAATTTAATGATTAAAAAAATAAAAGACAAAGATAACAAAAAAAAAGAGCACCGTTTTAGGATGCTCTTCTCAAAAGACAAACAAATATTTTTATGCCATAGCCAATTTCTTCTCTAAAACTTTGAGGAGCTCAATGCCGTCATTAGTTTTAAGGTAAGCACTAACAGCATCTACGGGTTTCTGGTCAAATGGTACGGTAAGCATTTTCTTTTTATTCTTGCCGATATTATAGAATACGTCCCTTCCTTTATTACGCACCGACAAAAATCCGTCATCGATGGCTTTCTGTGCCGTATTATAAAGGTCAAGCTCAGGGTCGCTAAGTAGCTCTAAGAACTCCGTGGGGTTCTGCTTGGCAAAGATCATAAGGTCTCTCCTCAATTCACTCGTCGTCATCTTATCGATGCGAGCGCCGATGATAAATCTACCTATAGATTCTGCTTTCTCGATATCTAATCCCTTAGCTGCCGATAAAGCATCAACTTCAAGCTCCAACCAATCCACCTCTTTGGCGGCGTCCTGCTCGTCGTTGACCTCTTCAAAGACACCTCCGTTGCCGGGGTGGCAAGATAAAAACTCCTGTAATACCCTATTCTCTTTCTGTACACTCAAAAATCCGTCTACAAAAACTATGGGCTCAAGGATAGGGTTTTCGTCCTGATCATCCTCGAAAGGACTTTTCTGGTTCCTCGCATAGCGAAGAGACCTGTTTACTTCTCCATCGAAATACATCAAGGGGTTATGCTTGGTATTTCTGTTCTGTAACATATATGAAATTGGGGTTGCCCTACTTGTAAGGCGATAGATTCTATTTTTTACTTCTAATTTCGTTTTCATTTGATTCGATTTAATTTGATTTAATAAATAAAATAAAGAAAAGGAGCCCTAAGGCTCCCTCTTTATTTATAAACTCCTATGTGAATAAGAAGAAGTTGTTAGCACCCATTGTGCATAAGGCTCTCTCCGATAAGAAGTTAACCTCCATAGCATCAAGATCGCTAGTTGCGGCACCACCGGCAGAGCCTGTGATCCACGTCTTCATCCTTCTATCTTCAGACTCAGAAGCACGGTATCTAACGTGTAAGAATGGTCTCTTAGCGTTCTTCCCTAATACTTGGTCGTAAACAGTAGTAGAACCAGCGGGTACAAGTACGCCGTTGATGTTCCCTCCTGTAATACCTCCTCTTAGAGTAGCGTCGTTAAGATATTTCCAATCCGTTTTGTAGAACTCGTAGCCTCTTTTGAAGCCTGAGAACCCAAGGTTTAGAGCCATCTCTTCGTCATTATCGAACAATCCGTAAGAAGTACCTCCAGCACCATAAGAGTTCTGTGCAGCTAAGATATCGTCGATAGCGAAGCTTGTTGCTCTATTGATGAATAAGGCGTTCTCCTGAATTGATCCTTGCTTATCAAGCCTTTGGATGATAGCATCAAAGTCAGCCAATGCAGCAGGAGTGCCAGAGAATACGTTTCCTCTGTTCTCTACTACGTAGAACAAACCTTCAGTGCCTTGGTTACCCAACTGTCCTGTTGCTGATAAAGCAGAAACACCACTAGCCGCAGCAGCAGGTACTCCTTCAACCATCGCCATCTCCAAATAATCCTCGAAACGAAGTCTGGTCTCATGCTCTGATTTTAAATACCAGAGATACCCGCCAGCACCATTCTCGGTAGTTATTTCGATCCACCCGATTTGTGCCATATCAGAACCACTGACAAGATACTTGTCTTTGATGATGATAGGTTTGTTTGAAAAAATGTCATCTTCAGCGTCTAATGATCCCGTCATGCCGCTAGCTCCTTTATTGAACTCAGAACCATAAACAAAAATGGTCGTGGTACTTGCAGCAGCATAAGCAGCCTGTGTAGCCTCATAATAAGCTACCGTTGCATCTGTAACAACCGCACCTGGAGCCGCATCTGTAACAATAGCCTTATTGCTAAAACTAGAACCTGCTGTCTCGTCAGAGATAAAAATAGTCTGACCTACCCTTAGGTTATGAGCCGCTGTAAAGGTTAAGGTTTGAGTTGTTTCTGCTCCTGTATAAGAGCCTAAAGTTACGCCTGTAAATTTAGTATGTAATCTGCCCTGCTCTGCCCATTTAATAAGGTCAGAGTTAGTAGGCAATTCTGCTCCCACCATTCTCAAGAATGATGAAATCGTTCTGTTTCCATACCTTTCAAATTCCTTCTCGTAAGTATCTGGTAGATACTGTTGCAACCAAGTGAACTCGGCACTCGTCAAATAGTTATTTGGCGATACCGTCTTGGATGACGATGGTGTCAATGAATAAGATGGACTTGCTAATACTCCCATATTATTATAATTTAATTTTTTTAATTAATACATTATCTATTTTTAGGACTCCTAATCCTAAGTCGATTACCGTGATCTTCACTCAATGCCGTTACCTTAAATCCTCCCTTCGATAATGCCTCTGGAGCACTGCGAACATTCATATCGATGTTCTTAGACTCTTTAGAGTAATCATCAACAGCATCAGACTTGCCTTGCTCATAAAAGAACTTAGCAAATGACTCTGGATTTGTGGCGACAGCGATAGAACGATGATAAGCCGCAGCGTCTTTTATAACACCCTCATCATCAAGATGAGAGGTAATAAAATTGTTAATGTCAGATTGTGAGTCCCGAAGCTTATCGGCTTCCGCCGGCTTATAGAGTAGATCTTTTCCTTCAACAGCAAATTTGAAACCTTCAAAATCTTTGTTAAAGACTTTCCCTGTCTCCTCTTCGAAAATCTTTCTCTTCTTCTCACTAACATCCTGCAAACCTTTCGATTCCTCGACATATTTCCTGTAAGCCTCGTAACCTTCCTTGTCAGCATCTGGAACGCCTTCTGCCCTTGACTCAAGCGGCATCTGGTATTGCTCTTTCTGCTTACCGAAATATTCCTTGGCTTTTACAAGCTCTTCCTTCTTAGCTATCTTGCGTCTCCTTACCTCGTCCTCTTCATCAATCTCTTCATCGAAACCAAACTTGCTATCCAACTCGAAATCTATATCTTCATTGTCAAGGTGTGGCTTCGTCTGTTTCCAGTAATCATAAAGGAGATCATCAGGATTAGCCTTGTCGTAATCTTTATTTACAGCGATAAAATCTTCAATTCCTCTTCCCGTTTCTTTTTTAAACTTCAGAAAAGCGTTGACATCCTCAGGGAGGTCGTCATTACTTTCTCTTTCGTCGAAAAGGTCGTTAAGATTGTTGATATCTTTATCGTACCTGTCTTTAATATATGAAAGAACGCTATCGTCTGTTAGCACTTCGTTGGGAACCTCAGCCTTCACGGTGTTGGTATCCTCCTCTTCATTGGCGTGTTGTACATCGACAACAGCACCCTCAGCGCTAACGACGCTTTCTTCTACTTTCTGTTCCCCTACGGGTTCCCCTTGTGCTTCGGCGTGCTGCTCTAACAGCGCTGCCTCAGTCTCTTGAGTGGATTTCTCTTCTTCGAAGCCCACTTCTCTAACTTTAAATTCAGCCATTTGATTAGATTTGATTAGTGTTTACAAAGTTAATAAAAGTTTTATACATTTTTTTCTCTTCTATCTGGGAGCAAATTCTGCGAGGTCGAAGCCATCGAGACTGTCTTCATTAGACTCGAAATTTATCGGCGGTGTGCCCTCCTTCCTCTGCTGTATGAGCTGCGAGTGCTGGGTGTTCTGCTGCGATATCCTCCTATCTTTAGCGTCCTCCTTCATTTGGTCTTTCTCCATGACATTCTGTGTCTCGGCGCCCTTCAGTGACATCTGCATCTGGAACTCCACCTCCATGAGCTGCTTCTTGAGGTCAGCCTCTACCTGAAGTTTCTGTATCGCAAAGTCGGACTCCGATTTCTCTATCTGTATCTTAGCCTGCATCTCCGCCTGTATCGATTGCATCTTGCTCTCCGCTGCCGCCTGCTGCGACTGCATATTTATCTGCGACTGCATCTGCATCTTCTGCTCCTCCCTCTCCTGGTCTTTACGCTCTTTATCTTGCCTCTTAACTTTTAATAGCTCATTGGCGAGTTTTAAATTCTTTATCTCCCTGATATCGATGGCGTCTTCAAGAGTTATCGCCTCCCTGCTAAGAGCCATCTGTACGTTGGCTTCGAGCTGTGCTTTCTGCTCCTCATCGGGAGACATCTCGATAAAGATACCGAAGTCATGGAGGTATAGGTCTTTGATGTCTTCAAGTATGGAGACGTTATATTTCCCTATCTGATTAGCGAACTGCTGCTTGAAATCGGCATACTCTAAGATATCAGCAACACGACACGATAGCGCCTCCGAGAGCCGCCGCGTAATGAATAGGCTCCCCTCAAGGATATGCCTCGTTGCAGTATTGGAATTTAATGCCGCCAACTTCTGTAATCCCACCAAAGAATTAGGATCTGGTGTCGAGGCATCTCTCGCCTGATTCAATCCCGTCACGTCACGTATCATCGTGAGGTAGTGGTTGTAAGTGCTTACGAGGCTGTTTATCTTTCCCTGCCCCGTATTGGAGTTAAGCTCCTGTATAGGTACTCTGCCGTGATTGTATTCTCCATCCTGAGTAAAGCTACGCCCTACAACACTACCTGTTTGGAAATATAAATTCAAGGCATCTTGGGGGGTATATGATCCTCCCTCGCCGAGGTTTACCTCGTTGAGACCATCGGCATCGATATAGACGCCATCGGGTACCATCCGTGATATTACCTGCTGCAATTTGAGGTGTGTTATCTGTATCAGATCGGCGAATGTCGTCATCCTCCTTACCAGAGATTCTATGACACCCTTATACATCCTCGGCGCTACGGCGATATAATTCGGCATAGCCTTCTGTGATGCTGATTTTGGTCTAACCATATTTTTCGCTAGCTCCCACTTGATGAGGGTATTACTACCCATAACCATGATACCGTCATACCATACGTCGATTCTTTTCTCTAGCTTCTCGAACCTCCCGCTTTCATCGGGTTCGGGATTGAAGCCTTCATCTTTACGTATTACCTTATCGCCACCCGAAGAGGTCTTTTTCCTTTTATGGATTATCTTCTTCGTAGTCTTATAATTAAAAAACAGTAGCGTTACGGAGTCTTTATTGAATAGGCTGCTCTCATATTGACCTATTATAGGGTAGTAGTTATACCACGCCCCCGCATATTGCTCTATCTCTTTAAGCTCGTCTTTAGTGATATCGGGCTTCATCTTATAAAGCTCCGTTATCGGTACCCTCTTCACTTCGCCCCAATATATGCAATCCTCAAAATATGGAGACTCGGTATAGCTATATACCAATGCTGCGGGATCGACATAGTCTATCGTCACTCCCGCTGCCGGTAGGAAGGAGTGCTTACACGCTCCCATCCCCAATACCATGATATCATAGTCTACTCTCTTCCTCGTGTCGTTATAATGGTTCTGCTCAAGGATAGTATTTATTGCCGTTTCCTCCGCGATCTCTATCCCCGGTTTATATTTAAGCTGCATATATAGCGCCAGCTCCTCATCGCTATTGGGAAGCTCTTCAGCATCGACATTAAAGGCGTCAACACCGAACTGCTCCTGCGTCTGCATAAGGAAATTCTTCGCTACCATATCTGCCTCTATCATCTCCTGGTGGGAGTGCCTCTTCTCTGCCGACATGGCATCTTGAGCATAGGCTTTAACATGAAAAAGCCTGTCGTTCATTCCGTTAACGACGATATCAACGAATTTGGGGATAATAGGAACGGGAGTCCAATCTAAGTTTAGGTATGAGAGATCGCCATCTATGGCAAGCTCGGATTTGTATTTCGCTATCGACTGCTCCCCGCGGGCATATAGCCTCAGCTTATGGAATGCCGCCCAATGATTGTAGTATCGACATGAGGCTCCATCCCTACGGAACCACTCGTACTGTATCGTCTGTCCTACCCGAAGGCCATACTCATCAGAGGCTTTCTCTTCATCGGTTGCAAATTGATTAGGGAAGCTTGATGGATTTATTATTACGTCTATGGATTTCTTCATTTACTTTTGTATTTGGCTTATATTTCCTTTATTAGAGTATCTTGCAAATTTAACGCTTATTTTTGACTCTTTTTTTTGTGGCTGGTATAAATGTTTTTGATTAGCCATTATTGCCAGCCCAGAACTTATTGAGGCATCATGCTTTGTCCTCTTATTAATATCGAATTTAGCCCAATCTTCGAGGGTCCTATTAAAAAACATGGAGCCCATCTCATCGGGATCGCGATATGTCCCCTCTAAATCCATGCCTACGTGCTTCTCGATATATGATTCTATCGCTGCGGCATGGGCTTGCTTGATATCTTCGGAGGTATTGGGGATGCCACCAAGCTCCTTCTCCGTCCGTGAGAGCCTGTTCTTTAGTTTATCGGGTCTATTTATTGAGTATGGTCGGTATCCCCTGTTCTTTAAGAAATATAGGAGGCGCGGTTTATTGTTCTCCGCGAGGATGGGCATACCATAGAATACACACGCCATCAGGACGTCCTCGAAAAATATCTCCGCCGTCTGTGGTCGCGCGATATACTCTAAGAAAAACTCATTGCTGGGGGCGTCATCCATATTGAATTTCGTCATGCCATGCAGGGAGCCCTTCGATCCGCGCCCATCCGTTGTCGATGATATATCATAGGGGTCACACCCAAAGGTGCCGAGGTGCTCATTACCGGGGTAGTGGAGCCCATTCTTCCTTATGGTTTTATTGCGTAAATGCATCGGAGGCATCCATGACACGGTAAACCTTCCCGTCCTATTGGGGGTCCATACCACTTCGCCATCTTTAACGCCATCTTTCCAGTGGAAGCTACCCCGCGTTAGCACCCTATCTTTTATTAGGTTGTCATTATAGTCTATCTGCTGGTATATCTTCGTGAGGTTGAATATCGATGACTTACTCTCGTCCCTGAAGGCGTGAGAAGTGGTCCTCGGAAACTGCCTATAGAACTCATTGAGGGCATCAGGGTCTCCCTTTAGTGATGAGACCTCATTATTCCAGTAGTCGATAACACCGCTATTGATGATCTCGCCATAGGAATCTTCAACATGGGAGGAGGGTTTATGTAATACGGGCCATCCATACCTATCGATATAACCCTCGAAATTCCACTCCATAGGAACAAAGAGGGAATATAATCCCGATTTCGTCTGTCCATTGGCATTACGCTGTATGGGCTGCGAGTCCTCGAATAGCTTCTTGAAGTTGCCACCACCCTTATCGAGGGCATTACACGTCGAGCCCATCAGGCATTTCCCTACTATGCGTCGCCCCAGCCTGAGGCACGTCTTCGTTACGCGCCAGTTATTGAGGATGTTCTCTGGGCGCTCCCATTTGCCGCTATTAAGGCTTATAGTAAAATCGCTTAGTATTAGCTTGCGCTCATCATCGGTATCGCCATCGACCTGTATCCCTACATAATCTCCCATACCAATTTCCTCTACCGACATTCCGCACCTTCTATTGATATAATAAGGGTTATACCCCTTAAAAGACTTTTTCTCGGTAATCATAGGAATATCGCCAATATCGCCGGATATATTAATAGCATACACATCGGTAAGGTAATTAGATATTTTATGCATAATTGAAGAACATGACAATCCACAGGAAAGAGACAGCACTCTAATCTGTTCAATTAGCCCCTTTCTGCTCATCCCAAATTCTATATTATTTTTTATTTTATTTGAATACCCATCACTATCTATCAATCCCGCAAGAACCTGCAACCTAACATCTATAGATGATTTCATATAAATATCTGGGATATGTTTATTCTTATATACACCGATATCCCTCAATAGATTATTGGCTCCTTTAAAGGCAAATTCAATAATTTTCTTACATTCTACCTTTTTTAATTCATAAGGGATTTTTAAGAAATCCGCCATACCATATAGATACTCTAATATCTCAGGTTCTTCGCTCTCGTTAACCAATACCGTCAAAGCCGATTGCCTCCCATCCCCTAACCATAGACCTAATAAATACGGAGGTATGGGTAAAGGCTTTTCAATAGAGCCTTTAAGTCCTTTAGATTTTACAGAAAAAGTATGTTGCTTCTTAAATGCCGATAGTCCTAAATATTCAGTGGGAGTCATTATAACTTCCTTTCTATACTTTGTATTTTTTTTCCCATTATACATATATTGGTCTAGCACTAACCTGTGGTTTTCGCTTACAATATAATCTTCTCCCCACTTTTGCTTTACCCTATACATTGGCGCTAATCCTGAGGTCGTCTTTACCACGCGCCTAATAATACCCCCTTCTACGGTAACACTATCCCCTACCTTTATATCTTTTATGGGCTTGAAAGACCAATCTGCCATTAATATTTTAGTTTCAGGGCTATAACATTCATCATGCACAAGGCGTAATAGCTTCTCCCCATCATAGCTGTTATCGGAGGTGTTCTTCCAATCGATGACGGTATCAAGACCATCGAGGTCGAGGTCATCGGTGTCATACATATTCTTCTTCGTTATCTTCGATGCGGGGATACGGTATCCCAACTCTGTTTTCGGTTTGTCCATGCCATCCTGTATAGGCTTAAAGAAGAAGGGGTAGTTATTAGATATCGGTACCACCTTATCAGTGAACATCTTCTTAGCATCGCCTCCCGTCTTCGAGAGTATCCCTATGCGGGCATCGCGCGTTATGGTAGCCGTATTTACGGCATCGGAGGAGCTCATAAATGAAAACCCCGATCTCCTATTCTTGAGGTAGCACATCCCGTAGGACCTCGTATCGGCGACGCAGGCTTCCCAGAAAAGGAAGAATATCCTATTCGCCTCCCTAAACTCTGGCTTCCCGATATCTATCTTCGTCCACTGAAGGTACATATAATGCGATCCCGTGATATAGGTGGCTTTCTTGTTATTTATGAACCAATGCCCTTGTTCCCTTTTATTGTATTCCCCCTCGATATAGTCTATCCACTTATCTTTGAACTTATTATCGCGCTTGTTCCAATCGAATACCGTCTTTATGCGGAACAATTCTTTGGGGTAGTCGGGCGACTCCCACACATCGATGCCTTTAGGTATCTTCTTAGGCTGTAGGGGGAGACCTATCTTTAAGCCATTGACCTCATACACTTCTCCCAAAGTGCCATCGCGGGAGATGATGACCATGTCATGCTCTTTATCGTAGCCATAGACCCACGATTTGTGTTTGTTTTTATTGTGTAAGGTAAGGTTGTGGAATGTTGACGGTAATATTTTATATAATCCATAATCCATTATTTCTTCGACCTACGCTCGGCAAAACCTTGATTTGTGTTAGCGCCCCTCCCCGGCTCCTCGCCATCGAGGATGGCACGCTCCTCCTCTATGCGCGATAGTATCTCAAAGGCATCGAATATCGCCAGCTTCTTTGTGGCGGCAGCATTCTTCAACCTATCTGCGGCGAGATCATCTTCCGTATCGAACTTAATGATATCTTCCTGGGCGACCTTAATAAGCTCTTTAACGGCTTTCTCTCCCGCCTCTATTATCTTTCTTTTTATTTTCTCTATACCTGTATACATATATTCATCGTCCTCATGCGATACAATTTCTCTCCCTCTATAGTGAAAGGATACTCGCTTTCGGGCTGAAAGGAGATGGTATCGCCCTCTATGAGCCCATAAGACTCCAGTTCGTTGTTAATATAACGAATTTTACCCATTAATCCCGCCTCTAAATGGTTTTCTAGGTTGGCAGTGAAGATGTCATAGTCCTTATTCTCCATCGGCTCGATAAAACAAAATGGATCGGGAGCCCTCCATACGCCGTCATGCTTATACAAAAAGTACTGCTGATCGTCGATGAAGTATACGTCGTCACGGAAGAATGAGAAGCTGCTGCGCTCCCTGCCTTTCATATCGTAATATTTCCTGAAGACGTTATGATGCACTACGAGGGTGTCTCCCTCCACTATCTCTCCGCCATAATTCATGGGTACCGCTACCACTTCGGCGAACCTATTCGTTACGGTATGATCCTCCTGTGATGAGCTAATGATAAAATCCTTATCGCCATACTTGCGTATGTTATCATAGGTCCTCCCTCCGAGGGGTTTTACTATAAACTGTGATGGCGATTGCATTATAAGTCTATGTTATATTCTATGGCATACGCCATATTTTTGTTAAACTCTTTCCATAGCATGATACCCTCTTTCGTGCGTATCCATATCTTTATGGTGCCATCATCAAGAACCTGTATGGTATCGATGACATCATCACTATGGCGCGAGATGGTATTTCCCTGCACGTAATGCATGGCTCCCGACTTATAATCGAGACCTATAGATACCTTACGTATGTACATGGTTATGCTTCTGCGAGGACAGGCTCTTTGGGGGCGTACTTCTCATTAAGGACACCATTAAACTCCCGTATCTCCTTATCGAGGAGGAGGTGGTCAGCCAAGAGGTTCTCTTTCTGCTTAGTAAGCCTCCCTATTGCCGCTTCGATATCTCCGATGCTAAGGATGTTATTTTGTAATCTGGAAGCTAGATCCTGACGAATCTTCATATCTTCTTCTGATAAATTCATTTCTTGTGACATATTGATTTAATTTAATTTGATTAATAATATTTTATTGTTTTACCATTACGATACCAGCCGTAGTCAGTGCTCCCGCTCCTGTTGTTTGGTATAATTGTCCTGCTACTAAACCACCCACTCCTGCGGCTGCGTCATCATTATATGCTGTTAGGGTAATGACTGCATCAAATAGAGATTGTATAGTAAAATTCTTAGTAGCATCTGCTGATCCGCTATCAGTCCCTAATACTAAATCCGCCGCTGCCGGCGTCGCCGTTGCGTATGTACTTATTTTAGCCATTGATTTTCTTTTTTATAAACTTATAAATATCTTTTGCGAGCATTCCAGCCATACCGCCAAGGAGCCCTATTATTAAGACCTTCCCCGCTTCAGCGCCTGTTATTATACCTGACATCATCGTCATGGCGTTGCCGCCAATAAATCCTATAGCTCTATCATGTATGTCTTCCATTGTCATTACTCTATTTTTGGGTGTCGGCACTGGTAGATATCTCCTTGATATTGAAAGAAGCAAGATACCCCGCAACAACACCTAAGGCTACTAAGCCTAACCCCACATACAATACCTTATCTTGTCCTGATTCCAATCCCTGATCTATTACTGTCAGCCCAACTGTTATCAATGATCCCCCTCCAAGCACGCTGAAAACACGCTTTGAGGATACTTTTCCCTTATGGTCTTTAATGACGCTTGCCGTCGCTTTAGCCATACTTGGTAATACTTCTACTAATAGTTTCTTAAACATAAGAATAATCTTTGTTGTATCTTACAAAGATAACAAAAATTATCTTTCTATTCTTTTGATACTGTCCATATGGCACGATGCTATCTTATCCTGAAATGCCTTATCGAGGAGGAGCTTGCACTCTTTAGGATTGGTATAGAAAAAGTTCTCTATGAGTATCGCCGGGCACGACGTATATTTAAGGACATAGAATTGAGCCTCCTTATCCGCGTCGCCATCACTGTTATCGTGGCGTGAGGTGTGATCGGGGAAATATTCCTTCATGGTATCAAGGAATGTCGTCGCCACACCATCACTCGCCGTATTCCCTACCGAGGTGTATACGCTATATCCATTGGCTTGTGGGTTGGAGAAGGCATCGCTATGTATAGATACATATATGCAGTTCTTCTTCTGGGAATGGAGGTTGTTAGCCCTCTTAACGCGCTCTTTAAGGGAGATATCTTCATCGGAATCTACGATATCGATGGCGTCGATACCTAATGCCTTGCATTGCGACATCATATTTTTCACTATGAGCCTGTTTCCGACACCCTCAAAATACTGTCCGAACTCAAACTCTGGGCTCCGCTTCCCCGCAGTTTGGTATTCGCCGTCTATCATTCCGCCATGACCCGCATCGAGGAGCCAAGTATATTTACTCTTTTTCATTGCATTAATTTTTAGGATCCACTCTCCGAGGAGCGTTTTTATGTATGTGTTAAAGATAAGCATTGCCTTGTCTTTTTTTACGCCTTTCTTTTCTTTCTTTAATCTTCCTTTTTATTCTATCTAGCTTATTCTCCAGTTCTTGTACGCTGCGCATTTGCTTGTGTATTGACTCTTTACAGGCTTTTTTTTACTACAACAGTATCTAATTGAACCCATCTATTATTTTTATCTGTGGTGCATCTATTATACTTATCTGCATTTTATCTGCATTTTATCCCTAATCTTAATCTGCATCTCGCATATGGCGATGTTTATAGCCACGTTCTTTTCATCTTTAGCAGTCCTGCAGGGTGCTTGTTTCAACTTATTTATTAACTTTTCCAGATACATACTTTTTCATTAAGCTCTTTTCTTCGTGTACATAAATAAATTATATGTCCATGCGCCCTCTTTTCTTTATCTGCGCCTGTTATTCTTCTAATATTGGAGCATCAGGAATATCTATGTCGGTAGGTTCTCCCAATACTTCGGTAATAGAGTTGGGAGATTGAACTTTTGGATTATCAGTCCATAAAATATACCAATACCCTTTATCTTCATAATACTCATATGTTAATATGTTGCGAGTTATGGCATCAGCAGCCACAGGGATGCCATAATAATCATCAAGCGTTGTCTGTGCCGTTTGTGCTTCGGCTTCTGTATTATATATATATCCTTTAACAATCATAATTAATATATTGAGAAATATGAATTTATATTAGTTTCTACATCTGCCTGTGTTGGTAGATTTGATACTTTCCAGAATAATAATTCTTGCATATTCATATTCATCTCAATATAAGGACCTCCAACTTTAAGCTGAGCACTTCCTGCACTCTTGAAGTGCTGCATATTAAGACCTGTTATTGTTGCTAATGTTTGTGATGCAATATTAAAAGCGGCGTAAACTGTTGCTTGTGTGTATGTAGATATATCACTTCCATTTTTATAATAAACCAACGTGCCAGCATTTACACTTGAGGGGTTAGTTGATGAAGCATGTGTTATAAAATACTCTTCCCAAGTTCCTACTTTTGATGAGATCATACACCCAGTTGCTGCTGCTATACTCTGAACACTATAATGGTTAACCTCAGTAGTACTGCCATTACCTAAAGCATTACTTCCTGCATCTGATAGTTGAAGATAATCATCAGAACCGTCAAATAAAATAGAAGCCTTCCCATTTGTCTCTACCAATACCCCACTATTTACTATTTGAGGTTGATATGATGTATTAGTTTGTGTTAGGTCATAAGTATTACCGCTTTGATCATACCATGTTGTTATAAAACCATTATTACTACTGCAATGTGCTAGTAATGCACTTGTATCTAAATATCCATCTGAATCAAATCCTATGTCGGCTTCTGTATTCCCTGAATCCTCACGCACCCTGATAGCACTTCCTGAATATGAACTATCAAGTTTTCGCATTGAATATCCCGCGGTGGGGTTGCCATAATCATCAAAGGGAGGAGTAACGCTTGCGTCTGCTGCGACCATATAGGGGTTTATTATTAAGCCCATAAGATTTTACGTTTTGGTTCCTATTAATGTTACTTTAAGTCCCGTCTCATCAGCACCCCCCGAAAGACCGTCGATATCGACAGTTATGGAGGCGTCATCGGCAAGAGCGGTATCGCTGATGACAGGTGGCGTCGCCGCCGTAGTGCTCGTTAGCTCGCCATAGTCTATGGTAATCTTAGTCGACAGGATGGTGCTGCCGCCCTCATTGATATCTATTGTTGTTACACCACTGGTGCTTCCCGCGCCCGTAAGGCTGGCACGCACCGCCGTAAGAGTGAAAGCATATGGCATCCTGAAAGTTACCTTCGCCGTTCCCGTAGTTAGTGCCGTCGTCTCATCCGAGGCGGCGACAATGAAGTTTTGTGTGGGATTGGCAGGAGTCGCTGCGGCTGCAAAGACAGCATTATTGCTTCCATCGACTGTTAAGATATGACCTATGGTAGAACCTGCCGAATCACTTAGCGCATCAATAGCACTTTGTCTTGTTGTTGTTCCCGTACCGCCATTAGCGATAACAAGGGTGCCAGCCATAGTCATCGTTCCCGATGTGGTTATCGGTCCTCCCGATGTGGTAAGACCCGTAGTGCCTCCCGATACACCCACCGATGTTACGGTCCCCGCACCAATAGATGTTATCATCTCCGTTCCCGTAATCTTCTTTGAGGAATAGCTACCGCCACCGTCATCTTTACTTATCTCGAAGAGGTCGGTAGCCGCGAAGCTGCCTCCCAGTGCCGTTAATTGTGATATCTTTTTTCCTGCCATTGTTTTATGTTTTTGTTGTTAAGCGCCTTCAGTTTCACGGTCATACAATCCATCCTCGGTCTTCCTCCTCTCAGTGCCGTTCTCAGTGACCCTGTCATAGATCTCTATGATACTAGCACCGATATCTTGTATCGCTATCGCTATTGCCGCTCCTATGAAATTGCTCATAATATATCTTTTACCACAGCGCGATAATATTTGTCGCCGTCGTTCCCGTGCTAAAAACTTTTACCGTTTGTACAGGAACGAAAGTCCCCGCATTAAGACCATTGAAGGTAAGGATGCTGCCGCTAGATGTCGTTAGCTTGATGTTGCCCGCACCGCCGACATACAATATCGCTCCCCCAGTCTCGGCTTGCTTGTAGATGGTGTACCCTTCTGAAGTAGTAAATATGTTATCAGCGACAGAAAGAACTGTATCGCTATCTATTGCCGTAACATTAGTCATCGTATTATCGGTAGTGTTGACGGCGATATTTCCCACCTCAACACTCGTAGTGAAGGTGGTGCCGGCTGCTCCGACGAGTTTATCTGCTGTCGCGGTCACTGCATCTGTAGTTCCTGATGTCATTATGAACTCCGGATTGGGGAGGGGCGTGCTATCGCTTGGCGATACCGCTATGCCTTTGCTTACCTGTAATTTTAAATATGCCATTGTCTAGTTGTTTTTTTTTGTTGGGTTGAATATGGAAGGAGGTCGTTGAGCTTCTTCTTCCGGCCCCCACAACCGCAATCGTCGCCGACGATTTTCTTTGTGAGATCTTTTATCCCCGTAGCCTGTGTTAGCTTTTCTATGGTGTCGCCCAAACCTTTACTCTCCATTTGACAAAGATAATACAAATTTTACTAATTTTGTTTTTATGCCCCCAAAGCACGACTTCCTAAAATATTGGCGCGTAGTGAGGTATTACGTGAAGGCGAAATACAATATCGGCACCGCCGATATAGAGATGCTGCTATTCCTATATAGCGAGAAATATTTCTCCCGCGCCGACTTCCACGAGTATGAGCAGATAATGCCCTGGAGGCGCCTTCGCTTCAATAGGCTTAGAACGGAGGGATGGATAGAAATCTTCAGGGAAAAAAATAAAAAAACTGGGGAGGGAACGATATATAGGCTGTCGCAGAGGGGTCGCGAAGCCATTAAGAATATATACCGGTTCCTGATGGGCGATATACAGCTCTCATCGAAAGCCCCCAATACGAGGCTGGCGGAAAAGAGGGCTAGCTATACCGATAAGACATACCTCAATATGATAAAAAAGATGAATAAGGAATATAAGAAGATGCGTGAAGAGCGCTCTGAGGAACTATAGTCCCCCCTCCTGCTTCTCGATCATATTAGCGATGCGGATGGCATCGACTTTCTGCATGATATTCTTCATGTTCTTTTCGCTACGCCTCTTCTGTGCGGCGCGGTCTATTCCCGTCTCTAATGATGGCGCATTGTTGATGAGCCTCCCGTCTTTGATGGTATAGTCGCTGTCATAGCCGTAGTTCTTACGGACATAGGACTTATACATATCATCGCCGGTATGCTTGGGAGTACCCTTCTTGGGGTAGCTCGATGCTGCCGCTTTATAGATACCTGGTTTCTTGCTTCGTGCCATAATTATTTTTGTT